CGGTAGCTGTAGATATAAAGCAAAGCTTTGAGGATGATTTGTAGAGGAAGCTGAATAGAGGCTAGTTGCTTCTGTGTTCATGCCTCAAAGTAGGGTTTTAGTCGCAACCCTCCGTAGTTATGTTGTGCCAATTGACATTTAGACAAAAGTCGAATAAGCTTGAGTTGTTGAATTCAGGTTGCTAATGAAAAACGTACTTGTGATAACAGATCCAGGCTTAGATCCGGATGATATCGTTAATGCTTGGCTGCTAGCAACGGCACACAAAAGAGGTGAGATAAATTTGTTGGGTGCCATAGCTAATTACTCGCCTTCAATTATGCGAGCAAGATTACTTAAAGGAGTATTTGATAATCTCAATGTTAATGTGCCAGTAAAAATGGGAACAGACTGTAATAGCAATCATGAGCCAAGAGAATATGAGTTTAATTTCCCTTTAGCACAAACCTCAGAAGTTTTTGACTATGAGTATGTAAGGGGATATGAACACTGGATCGCTAACTCTTTTTTGAAAGGAGTCCTAGAATGCTCAGAAGATAAATCTGTAACACTACAACTAATCTCAGGCTTGACAGATATTGCACAGGCAATTACTTATTATCCTGACATTTTGAAGCGCAAACTCAAAGAAGTCTACATCATGGGAGGTGCCACCTTCAAGGAGGGGAGACTAATAATAGACCCTACAGCATCTAACAACAAATTGATAAGACACTTGATTCCCAGATAGTTTATGACTTCTTTGTCGAGAATCAAATACCACTCAAGATTCTGACTCGATTTGCAGCGTATGGTGCATCGGTAACACCTGAATTCTACGAACGGCTAAAAAACATAAACGATGTAGGTAGCATTTACACGAGATTCAGAGCAAAGCCATTGAATCCTTATGGCACCTTGCAAATAACAATCTCCCTGAACACCGTCTAAATCGGCAATGGTTTTGTAAAACATTCTGCAAACTGATGATTTGCCCTTACAACCTGATGAGTCACCTTGGGAGTATGTACAGAGCCTATCACTCTATGACCCCCTTACAAGCCTTTATATGCTGTATCCTGAACTATTTTGTGAGAAAAGACAGCTAATCAATGGAGTGAGACACGAAATAGTAGGACTATCAGCAGCAGACAACGGTTTACACTCCATAGTCCTATCCTGATTCACAACAAGCTTAGAGAATACCTAGTGTAAGTAAACATACTCATAATCATCAGACAGAGGCAGTGTAGCAACTGCCTTTTGTTGTGCCAATTTTTAAGGACAACACTGACTGGATTAAACGGAACATAAACGCTGTAGTATTATCTAAACTCTTAAGGTTCCGGCAGCTGTAACCCATACATAGTAAGCTTTAGAGGTCATTTTCGAGAAGGAACAGAATAGGTCATGTTCCTAGTCATGCTCGCCTCAAATTCTGCCATCTTCCGCTCTCAAGTATGTGCCAGTTGGCTGCTAGAGGTAGTATATTAATTTACCTTTAAGTGTCATGCTGCCATCTGATTTTGAGTTTTGTCTTACCTTGAGGAACGTCACGGAGTAAGCTGACCTCCTCTGACATCCAGGCTCTCAATGAGTTTCACTTCCATCTGAGAAACCAGACAGCAGTACGACTCGCATCTGACCCTGATGCGGTATTCTACGATGTTCAGAATGGCAAAATCTTAGGAATTATAGCCTTTGCTGCTATCGGTTTCTTTGCTGCCCCTCTATTAGGTGTTGGTGGAATCATTGGGGCATTAATGGGTGCAGCAATAGGGTTCCGTTTATTGGCAGCAAAAAAAAGAAAGAAGAGGAGGAACAACAACGCGCACCGCTCAGGCTTATGGTTTTGATAGTGTTGCGGCGTTGCCTTCTATCGGAGGTTCCATACCGCTCATCTACTGTGACCGTGACACTAATCCCACTGGAGGTGTGCTTACTAGCGGCTTTGTGGTCAATAGTCGTGTAGAAACTCGTATGGGAGTACAGAAACTCTATCAACTAGTTGTACTAGGCTACGGTCAATTTGGAAGCATAGACCAAGCTGGCATGACTATCAATGAGCAACCCCGTATCAATTACTTTGAAGATGAGGTCATCACCAAAGTTGCATTAGGGTTGCCCAATCAGGCACCCTTTCCAGAATCCCCTACTACTCACAAGCCATAAGTCCTGCTGCTCAAAACCAAATGGGGCTGGACTCTAGAGCAATTCTGGAGACTACAACATCTAGCTCAACCATAGTACTGAAGGAAGAAGACGTTACAGCCTTCAGCCCTGGAGATAGTTACCGTCACGCTGGTCACTCCTTCCGTCTGAAGGCTAAAACTACAACCTCAGTAGTAGCGGACAAAGTAATCAATCAAATAGATAACCAGCCAGTTTATGCCTATTGGAACGCAAACTATACAACGTCAAAACGTGTCACTGAAATACAAGTTAATCTTAACGCTCAATACTGGGCAGTCAAACAGGATAAAGACTCCAAGGAAGTAGAAGACGTAAACCTAGCTAATGTGTGGGACATCTACCTAACTAGCCTCACTACTCAGGTTCGCACTAAACTTGCTCGCATCCATATCAAAAGTAAGACCAAGACTAATCTACGGCGGACGTTCTTCGTCCAAGACTTACCGTTAGCCAAATACAAATTAGAACTAATTACCATCACCCGTGATGAGCAGGCAGTGGCGAGCAGACCTACGCTCTAAAAGATGACGGGGTGTTGCGATCATTCCCGGTAGCTAATGGCTGGACACTCACTCTAGAAGGGGGAGTCTTAGAAGCTGTACGAGATGACAACAGCTACACCGATCGCACTCAATGGGCAGCTCAAGGAGGAGCGCCATGTCAGATTACCAGTGTCAATGAATAGTCTATCCCAGTGCTATCGGTCAACTCAGTGTAGTAGGTTATCCGGTATGCCCATGATTGGACTTGTTGCAACAGCATCAGCACAATTACAAGGGCAACCTAATCTTAAGGCACTAATCCGCAAGGGCAGGAGTAGAATGCGGGTGCTAGGAGGCAGTTCTATTGCATTTGCCGGAAGTTCTAACAATGACCTGAGAACAGCTGATGCCTACTTGCAATCGCTAAGTAATGTCGGCTTCATTAAGTAGGTGACATCCTAAGAAATCTTGACAAGCGCACTGAGTCAACTATTACAGCAATCATCTACCCGCTGGACAAATAATTACAGCTCAGTCCTGCAATTGGTCTAATGGCGATCGCTGGTTAATCTACCACTACGGTTGCTCTAATTATTTCCCCGATATCTACGCCGATACATTAACCAGCTTTGATGGTGGACTGGGTAACTTTATTGATGCTGACTTCTTTGTAGACTATAACAGCATAATTGATAGCAAATATACTGTAAGCTGAACGGGTTCTTTTGGGATGGAATTATTGCAAGTCCTACACCTTGGGCGCAATGGGCAACCCGTGAGAGTTTGGGGTCTTTGCTATTCCCTAGTCGCATTGGTGGGAAGTTTGCACTAATACCAGAGCAACGCTTGAGTATGGCAAAACCCATTGCTCTGTTCAATGCGAGCAACATTATAGAAGGTTCGTTTAATGAAGAATTTGCAGAGCGTCAAGACCTTAACACATTGATTGTTAGTTACAAGAATGGGGAAGATGAAAAATTTGAGACTAAAACTATTACAATCCAAACTTTAGCCGCCTATAACGGTGAAGTCCCTGTCGTAGAAGAGTCACTGGGATTAGATAGTGTTACAAACTTTGCTCAGGCTGAGAAAATAGGACAAGTCTATCTTAAGACTAGGCTCTTACAAGACCGTGCAATCAGCTTTAAGACAGGCTTACAAGGGTCTTACATTACACCAGGCGACTTGATTTATGTTCAACACCTCATCACTGAGTTTGACCGTGAATGCAGTGGCTTTGTGCAGTTTGCGGGGTGTGTATTGCAACCGAATGGAACCTATACTTGCAATGTCAGATTAAGCGCACCAGTACGTCAGGGCATCGGTGAAGAAACTGGCTATGTGGCTGCTATCTTCCGTCTACAGGATGGTGGAATGCAAACCGACTTACCGCTCATTAGCTACCTGGAACCGACTCTACAAGAGGTACTGTTGGCTATTCAGGGATTGCAAGTACCACTGCAACAACCGGGTGAGAATAGGAACGGTGATTACATATGCATTTCTAAAGTCACTGAACAAAAAAGAATCTATCGGGTAAATTCGATAGATCCTCAGCCAGATGGTACGGTGGGTATTGGTGGCGTGATATGGATACCACAAATGCTAGAAAATTCGGGATTAATCACCATTAATTAGGAATTCCATAAGAATATGAAACACAAAAGAAACTATCCTCATTCACCTTTCATTATGTCCTTTGCAGAATACTCAACGGACGCGAGTCAATCGATTCAATGGGAATTCTATGAGGATTTAAATCCCAATCAAAACTTAACGCTAATCCCTAAAGATTTTATGGGCAAATGGGGAAAGCGGTTTGTTTGGGGAATAGGCTGTAAATTGCCGTAAATATGACGTTGTGGTAGAATAGATTCACTGCCAAGGGACGGCAATCCCTCTTATCAGGCAGTGCGTCACAACAACTTAAGAAGAGGTTAGAAAGTTATCATGACTAGCACTATTGTAGCAGTAGTGATTCAAGACGGCTATGCATTCGTCAGCACAAATGACGGTAATGCAGGAATGAGTGTATCTGCATTGGCAAGGCTGTGTGGTGTACCGCGTTCAACAATACGTGATTACTTGACAAGCTATATGGCGGTTTAGAAGTGCCAGAAAAGCTAGAACCCTTATCGGGCAAGGAAATCTATCTGGCGGAAAGAGGGAGCAAAAATGAACGATACGTTAAAGCTGACGTTTGCAACAAATAGCAATCTATTATGCTTTTACGCAAACAAACAAACCGATGAGGCGAGTAGAAAAATTGCAGAGAACGGGATAAAAGACTGGATTCATGGAATTACAGGCTTTAAGCAAGAAAAATTTAGCCCTGCTCAAGAATTCATAAAAGAACACGCTCGCATCTATAAGCCAGAATTTCATCAAGAATTCTATGATGAGCTTTACCGTGTAACAGGGTGTATCCGACCTAAAAAGGTCGAGGTCGCAACCCCTACACTTCTTTGCTCGTTCATGAGTACGTCTACAAAATGTTTGGTCAAGAGGTTCTAGATGAGATTAATCGCGTCAATCCCATAATCGGCTACTATACCTACGAAGTCCCTAAGGCATCTCCTGAAGACATAAAGAAGCTTAAGGGGCTGATAGGTGGGCAAAAGTCAGCAGTTACCGTCTACACTCGCAACGGCAAGCTAAGTAAGGCTAAAAAAGCTCAGAAAAAAGTAGATAGTCTCACAGCGAAACTTAACGCTGGGAAAGCCTCACTTTATGAAAATGCCAAGGCGAGCAAAAATGAATCATCAGTTCTGCTCAGACCTTATCGGATTGCCAAGCCTACAACAGCATTTACAATCAATGGTTCAGATTATGCGAACATTACCATCTGATGACTATGAGCGGTTTGACATGGCAATGAAAAAGGCATTCCCGGAAGGTGCTACTAAAATGTGACTAACCTCATCCTGGATATCCCAAAGCTCGCATAATGTTGAGCCAATAGCAAAACAGTTAAGCCACTCATCGATGAGTGGCTTAACTGTTTCTATTGCGATCGCACCTTTAAGAGTTCTTAGTCTTTCCAGCTCTAATTCTGCCTCCTCTAGTTCTTGACGATACCTTCCCAATAACCCATGTTTGCAAGCGGTGAGTGCTTCTCTCGTAGTTCATTCACTTTTCTTGCTGTTGGGCGATTGCCTCCTGAACCTGTGTACGCTGTTTAGCTTTCTGATATTCTGCAACTGACTTGTAATTTGGCATCCTTATTTCCCCTGCTCGCATTCAGTAGAGTCTCTACGACCGCAACCGGGTGGAGGTGATTGACCATCACTGGCGACAGCTGCGAAACTCAAACCACTCAGAACGACTGTAAGACTGGCTGAAACACAAAACCTTAAGATTCTGTTTCTCTGCATCAGACATCATTGGTTAACTTCTCCTACAGCTTATCTATGTTTTAAACTAATCGTCAATACCGATAAAAAACGGAACGTTAACGCTGTAGTTATTATGTAGACACTGTACGTTCCGGTGCTTATACCCCATATACAGCAAGCAATAGAGGTAATTTGCAGCATGAACTAAATGTAGGTATGTTCCTCCTATGATTCCGCTACTTCTGCCCCTGGACACTATGCCCTGCATCCTCACTTCTGCTAAACTTTAACCAGGAACATCTAATTTACAAAAATGCTATTATCACAACCCGTCCACTAAGCCCTAAACCAGGTCAGCCTTTTACCGGGTATCTAATCTATCTAAACTCTCAGCAAGAACGTCGGATGCTACAAATCAACGATGGGAATCCTGAGCTAGAGCCTGTTGAGCTAATGCCTGGAAAATATAACGTTGAATGGGTACAAGCTGAAAAGCCTACAGTGTTTGACCTCTTAACCATTCCTGATGAACCTGAGGTGGAGTTGAGCGACGTTTGCGCCTCACTAAAAGGAGAGAAGGTAAATGAGGATGAAATCAAAGAGGTCATGCCACAGCCTCAAGCGGCAACTGATGCAAGCACAGTTGGCACTATTGCTGACCCTACCGTAGTGGCGCAGCCACCTAGCACTGAGCAAGAAGTCGCACCAAATACAGTCAGCACTAAGCGTGGTGGTGGAGCTTCAGCTAGTGCCTAAGATTGTTGGTTCCGTAAAATATCAAGACAAGCCTTTTACAGGAATGCTCATCATTAATGACTTGAGTGGCAACCTTAGTCAGCTGCCTGTGAAAGATGGCAAACCAGATAAAGACCTAGTATTGCAAAGCAACTTCTACACTTTGCAATTTGTACCGTCTGATAGCCCCTCGGTGAGTTCTTATCCGCAATTTAAGCTGCGGGTGCCAGAAGGAGAGACAGTACAGTTTGATAAACTTGAGATTGAGCAGTTAGTTAAGTTAGTTACTGTTTCATGGAGTTATTGAAAAAGCCCTCTAGTACAGAGGGCTTTTTTTGTTACGATGCTCGCTCTATCCTTTGTAAATCATCCACACCATACCACCTAACACTACACAGACAATTGTTTCCACACTCACAAGCTTGACATGGCATAGGCAAAGCCCCTATGGCTGTATGCCAGCTGAGGCATAACTCACACAGCTGCTGCAATGACGATCTGTAGCTCCAAGATGGCGCGACATTGCAACCTTACCCGTTCGCCTATTACTCTGGTCTTCTGCAAGGTTAGCGGCTGCTCTGCCCGACTTAGCGTAAAGCCTTAGGCGCTGTTCAAAGCGAGCAACTGTCATAGGAACCTGACGCCCATATTTGTCGATAGAGTAACCACGGTTAACATCCTCAGCAAAGCTTCTTAAGTAGCGGTATTGTTTCTTAAGCTCACGCGCTACTACTAGATAATCTTCAGGTGTCATCTGAGCTTTTCCACCTCTGGCTAGAAGATAAGACTGTAGGTGCAATTCTCGAATAGTGTAGGCAGTAGTATACTGCCAAGATTCTAATGAGATGCGGTCATTCTGAAGAAGGGAACCGATTGTAAGGACATCTGACTCGATAGCTGTAATGCGTTTTGCAATCAGATTGTCTACAGTGGACTTTGGAATGTAACGACCTGTCTGTTTGTTGCGGTAACGTTGGCTTTTTTTGTCGTAAAAGTATGGCACTGCTTTAGTGTTTTATTGCTGTCCAAAACTATTAGCGGATTGTGTCTCATTTTTCAAAAACTGAGGTAGCCTGCGCTATCTGTCGCCTCAATCAGTTCTACAGTCTTATTCATCCCGGCTTTCTTAAGAGCCATAATCGCAGCTTCTACGGCTTCTGGGGACTCGTCAGCAATCTTTTGATACTCTGAGTCATCTAGCACTTTACCGGGCTTGTGGAAGAGTTCTGAATCGGTGTTCATCATGTTCTAAATGCGAGCGGATTACATCTCCAACTTTAGACCAGTCTACAGCGTGACTATCGAATATTGGTTTACTAGGGCAAGTGTGCAATGGTTCTATTCTCATCCTACTTATGGCTCTGAACATCTGCTTCCCATATGCCACAACATCACCATCTAAATAAGCTAACCAGTCCTCAGACCAATCTTGCCAAGTCTGTAGGTCGTTGACCTTATGCCACTCATTTTTGCCTCTGTCATGCTGGCAGCAATCTGCAACTATTGTTAGTTTGTTGTCTATATATTTTGTTGCAACAACAGTGCTGTGATTCATAAAAAGAACCTCTCAATATTGAGAGGTTAGCGAGCAAACTATTTAGGTATTGTATCTTAGGCGTTAGTTAAGCCTCAACTGAGGTAAGGCTACTCCATTAATCTGCACTTGCGGATGTCCGTCATGCATTGTAAAGAGGATGTTGAAGCGCTGCCCTAAAGATGGGTTATCTTTACTAAATGCAACATCTAAACCTTGTTCTCCTTCGGGTTTGTCCCAATCTTTATAGGTTATTCCCCAAGTTATATTTTGGAATTGTTGCAACGCTGGAAGCTTTTGGAGTTCATTAGCGGACTTTTCTACTGAAGTTCCATCAACAACTCTAATGCCCAGATGATTAAGCACCTCGGCTGTTATCTCTATCCTTAGCAAACTTACTTGCTCTAAGTTTTTGGTCGTCAATGCAGTGTTTAGTGTATTTGCTAGCATTTTAGATTGTGATTGTGAGAGAACCGAGTTTAACAAACCCTTCTGCAAGCATCGTTTGCATTTGCTCAACTTCAGCAGAAGCTAATAAACCAGCTGTGTCATTGGTCAGACTGAGGCGCTTGACTTCTGCCTCAATAATCTGATACACACCTTGAGACGTAATCAAGAAAAACTCATAGCCATTCCGCTTAATTGTGCCAGTAACCTGTTGTGACATTTTTGTGATTAGCTAACTGTCTCTTCAATATCTCCTAATCTTGCCCAATTGTCAACCGAACAGCAAGGCAACAGACCCGTGTTGTGCTTCTTCTCAAAATCAACCTCTAAGCCTTGCTACACATACGTTTCAGCTACCGGAACCAATACAATCTAATACTTAACTACAGCACTAACGTTCCGTTTTTATGAAGCTGCGGTCTGTTATCACATGAGGCTATATTCTATGTGACATAATGAGTTATTCTCACTTGCTATTTGCCATGCCTGAACCAATAAGAGGACTCCCTTTACCGCTAAGAAAAAAATATTTAACTGAGATGTACCCAGGGCTGACTCAGGCTGACATCGACACTAAGATTAAGTCCTTACAGCAGCGTCAAGTGTTTGTGTTGTTTTATGGCTTTGGGTGCGAGCCAATGAGCAATGCCGACATTCGCAATGAGTTGGGCATTAACTCGCGCAATCAGGTAAGTGTACAGCTAGAACGTGCAGAGCGTAGGTTAGGACTCGATAAAAATAAACGGTACGACTTGCTTAAAACCCTGCGTAAGGAATATTACAAGAAGCATCGCCCAAGGTGTCCTTTCTGTAAGGCTTCAAAAGCTCAAAGCCGTGGAAGTACAGAAAGCGAGGATAAGTGGACGTGTGGACGCTGCAAGAAGCAGTACAAGACACAAACACAGGGGGGGGGGAACTGTATGTAGTTTGCAACGAGTGAATATTACCTTCAAGCTGAGTGAAGAGGGAGAAGTCAGTCACTTGGTTGTCAAAGTGGACGGTGCCTATAAGACTATGAGCGGGAGTCTTGAGGCTGTGGTAGGAAATGAGGATTGGAGCCTGAAGCTAGGCAGAACAGACCTGACGGGAGCTTCTGCTCAAAAATGACCTGTAATGGTTACTGCGTATGGTTTTCAGCAACCGACAGCAACAGGTTATTAACTAGAATAGAAAGGTATTGGTGTAGGCAGTATAAATCCCACAGAAAGTCTCTTTCCCTTGCTGTGTGCTGTCATGCCCTAACCTCATCCTCAAAATAGACTTGTATTGCTTGGTACGAATGAGTTTCAGCTATCGGTACGTGCAGTAAGTAGTATAAATTAGAAGCACAGTAGTTCCGTTAGAAAATGAGCATCAAAACCTTACAGCGGGACAATTCAGCCAATTGGCTGAACAGAACAGTACTAAAGTGTTGATATTTAGCTAACTTCTTGAACAGTGGCGTTTTGTTTTTGAATGACTAAACCTTCCGTCTCAAATTCTGCCAATTCCTTTGCAGCCTCAATAGCTGCCTTTTGGCGAGAATCTAAATCAATGACACTGCTCACTGGTACGTCACGAGCTATCGCCTCAGCAGCCTCTAAGGGATTGATTACGCCTTCGTTGCCGTTGCCCTTGAGTAAGATTGCCATACGTTCTGCTTGAGTCTTTTCTAAGGCTGCTCGCTCTATTTCGTTTAGCTCGTACACTACGGGGAATGTCAGCTCATAGGATTTAGGAGGTTGTCCTTTAGTGGGAGAATCTTGGCAATGATGCCAGAGGTCTATTAGGTACTCTATTTGCTTTCTAATAGCCTTCTCTTGAAAATTTGCAATCTGACTATTGATGTTCCTCATCTGGTCAGTGCCAGAGGTATTGCCTGATGGAGACTCATTAAAAAATGTAGTGTGAGGCTCTATTGCACACGCTCCTAAATCCATTTTCAATATTTCTAACATCTCCCTAACACCCTGGAACGATCGGTTAAGGTATTCAATCTGGTCTTCAGGATCACCTACAAAAGCCGACATCACCGACGATGTATATTGATACAACCTAAGTCTTTCTTCAATTTCTTTCTTTTTCTTTGCGCCGATTAAATCAACCAAGCCTTTAAGCTTAACTACCAACCTATTCCAGTCAGTAAGCGCCAAAGCAACAGAGTCTATCGAGGATGTAAAGTCTCTAAGCTCTCCAATGCAACGTTGCAACAAAGGAGCGCCGAAGCCGTTGTATTGTTCTCTAGAACGTCTTGCGCCTACATCAATACCATTGAATAGGATAAGCCTGGAAGGGTGTACAAACGCTGTCTCACTGCTCGCGAACTGATACATCGTTGGCAGATTGTAATCAGCTTCTAAAGGGTTCTCACCCCATCTGGCGACTTGGAGTTCTTGTGACACTCCTGCTTCTGCTACTCGGATGAGCTTAAGGCTCTTCAGACGGTCTTTGTTTAGTGGCTGCGAGGGCTCTTCTATACCATCTAGGGCACCTATCACAATTGCACTCCCCCCGTATTTGAGGGCAGTGATTAAAGCCTCAGTGAATATTGGTGCTACAGAGTCGATAAGCTTCTGCATCGCCTGAGTAACTTCACCTCTATCGTCTAAATCATCCGTCAAAGAATAAATACACCACTTGCGCGTAGAATATTCTACCGGAGTAGTAATAAGTTTAGCTGCATACTTATTAGACTCAAACCACGAATCAATTTCTCTATGGTCTAGATGTGTTGGTGGCTGTACAACGTTTGCTAGACGTTTGTCTCCCGTGAGTGAACCCAAGCCAGTAGCTAAATTCTTGAGGAGGCTGTCTAGCTTAAGCGCTTCATTCTCAGCTTCTAATAATTTAAGGCGCGTTTGTTCAGGCGAGCTAACCATAATCGGGACGAATATCTACAATTCTTCCATTGTAAGAACTTGAGGGCTTTATTCTATATGTTGACGTTCAGTTAAAATAAAACCATACTGGATGCAGCGAGCAACACAAGGATTCTTACAGTGATAGAACAAACAGCAATCGACACTCTCACGCAGATGCTAGACAAAGCTATTAAAGATGGCACTAATTATAAGTTTGAGGGCTATCTGCCGTCTTATGCAATCCAGGCTATAAACTTCTATTTCAACACAAGACTAATCAGCCACAACCAAGGCGAGCGCACTATCCAGGCTGGTGACTGGTATGTAACTCTTAAGTGCGAGCAAGGTAAGGTGACGGCAGTATTCGATAGTACTAACAGATGGTGTGTGAAGCGAGAACTTGAGTCACAAGGTTTTATGCCGAATGAAACATTTGCACTGGTAGAGGGCTTTGCAGCTAGAGGTAAAGAGGTGTTTGAGGCATTCTGCCAGATGGCAAGTGATGGTCAAATCAGCCCAGATAATTACAACTTCTAAAGTCCAGGCTTGAATAGAATTTGTAATCTCAGCGTCTCAACGACACTGAGATTTTTTTGTTAAAACCGTGACGTTATGCTACAATAATAAAGCTTGGCATTGACAGCCCGCCCATATCTCAAAATCTTTCTTTAGACCCGCAAGGGTACGAGATAGAAGGCGATACGACCCACAAATGCAAAAAGCTCTGAGGGAGTAACACGGGTGGGACTTAAAGAAAGGCTCTTAACTACCTTAAGTCGAGGACTCGATGTACTTGGTTCTCTGGGAGACACAAAGAAACAGACCTAGTGAAGTGACACGAGACAGGATTAAATGAACACTTGCAAGGATTGTTCAAGTCAAGGGTAAACATCAAGCGGTACTTCGGTACTACCATCTATTCACCTTATTCTCACTTTCAGATTCTCAAGTTGTCCGGACACTCAGCGCTGAGAATTTCACTCACAAAAGAATACTAGCCATAAGGCTATATTTTTTTAGGCTATTTTTGGATAGTCCATTTTTTGCTGCAAATTTTTATAAGACTAGTAGAAATACTCATTACAGCCTTAAGGAAGGCGAGCAGCAAAGGAACAGACTAGTGAGGTGTTGCCTCACAAAAATAACCTGTAAAGCTTATATGGTAAGGGTTTGAGGCACCGGAAGGAGAGGATGTATAACTAATAGAAACAGTAGTAGGTTCCGTCTAAATAGCAATGAGTAACCCCCCTTTAAGGTACTTAAGCTCAGTCCAAAGCAGCAGTCAGTCTATGCCTCATTGCCGTCTGTATGCTCGCCCTAAGTCCCAAACAATGAAAGCATTGGCTAGAAGAGGTCTAGTTGAGTTAGTGGATTCTGAGGGCGGCTGGTGGCAACTAACTGGTATGCCATGTGCTATCTCACAGAACTAACCTGTAATGCTTATGGGCTATGAGTTTAAGCCACCGGAAGCAACAAGTATTTAACTAGAAATAAGACTAGGTTCTTCCGTCTTAAGACCTTGCATATAAGCTATTGACGTTAAGCTAAAATATTGTTTTACTAGATGAGTAAACCACCTACAAGAGTCAATATTATGACCTGCTCTGAAGACACAAAAGTGTTTGCTATCTATCGTGAAAGTCCTAACTATGACTACCCATTGCCTGAAGCGTGGGAGTCAACAAAAGAAGAAGCTTTTGCTCACGCCAAATTAATAGCTGAATTAAGTGAGCAGCCAACTTTTGTTTCAGAGAGAACCCTAGAGGAGTACGTAAGAGACAAACTAAATTCTCCAATGGGATAACAGACTAAAGCGATCGCACCCCAAAGCCAGCTAAGTAGCTGGCTTTTTTGTTGCCCAGTGAAGCGAGCAGGTAATGAACTACTTGCCATTCACCTCAATCTCAAAAATAGCCTCTAACCTTTGCTGTATATAGGTTTCATTCACCGGAAGCAACAGATATTTAACTAGAATTAAGACTAGTTGCTTCCGTCTTAAACCAAAACGACAACACTAAAACTTAGTGCCACTACATTTTACACCAGTCATTCTTGCGGGGTGCCACTCTCTACTCCTCCCCCATTGGCACTTGCCAGAGGCATGAAGACCCATAAGACAGTGAGTCCTGTAAGATGCCCTCAACTAGTCAAGAGACGCGGCTAAGGTTCCACCAGATGGCAAGAATAAAGCAATGCTGATCCTGATGTGAGGCAGAGCAACTTGCCTCAAGGGAGTCTTAGCCAGAAACTGACCTCTAATGTTTATGGTGTATGGGTTTGAGCCAACGGAAGCAGCTACTCTATTACTTAATTACACTAGCTAACGTTCCGTTTAATAGTCTTGTCTTTAGATTGTTGACGTTTAGGCAATATTAAGTTAAAGTGTGGTAACAAGCAATTTAAGGAGACGGAATGGTTACTTGGCTTTTGTATGGGTATGTGTTTGGAGCTATAGGGACTTATTTGTTAGCCAGACACTCAGTACTGTACTATTACTCAGAATTTCAAGACTCACGGTTCCCTATCACAGACTACGCTTTACGATTCAATTATCTTAAAAAGCTAGTCACAAACTTTAAAGAAAAAACCCCCGTCAAAAATCCCAATAGATTAATGTCTGATGAAGAAGTCATAAAAGTGTTGTATGTGTCATGCGTTATCTGGTATGAGTTTCTTAACTTTCTTTTTTCTGGTGGAAAGTATTGCCACACTATCTCGGTATGAAGTAAGCCTCACACCGGGTTCTTAATCCACAGAAAAATAAAGAGGCTACAATAGCCTCTTTATTAGCAAAAAGGTAGTAAAGATGGAAAACACAGACGGTCTTACAGATTCACGCTTAATTAGCAGAATAAATAGAGTAAAACAAGGTCACTCAGACAAGAGAAGATTTGAGCAAGACTTACACTCTTCTATAGCTTCACTTACATTAGGAAGAGATTTTGGAGAATCAATAGAAGAATATCACTTAAGAAGACCGGACATAAAAAAAATGGTCACTGAAAGACAGACTGCATTAAAGGTATTAGCTTCACTGTAAAGGGAAAAAATGATTTTTGAATACAAAAGCGTTATGTATTTAGCTCAAAACAGCGCATGGACAATTAAGAGAGACGATGTTATTATTCTACTTCCAGACGGCAAGCATTTAAAAGTTAAAAAATGGGGCGTAACAGGAACGGGATTACCTTTGCCTGAACAAATAGAAGAAATAGATTTCAATAAACCTAAATATAAAAATAAGCTTGTAACCCTTGCTTTTCCATGAGGCTTAACTTAGCCAAGTCTCAAATTCCTCAATAGCATTTTCTACGGGCGCAAACAAAAGCACCAGAAAATCGTAAAAATCAGGGGATTCTACTCCACGTTTTCTCATATCTTCTTTAGACTCAATCAATATCTTGCCGCTAGCGTCCCTTTTATACTTTGGTGTACTTAACTGTGCTATCAGAGTCGAATGATTTGGAATACTAATCAAGTCCTCAATAGGATGAGTCTTGATAGCATGATAGTTCTCATGAGTTTTCCTAAACCGTTCGCGTAGAATACCCGCAGCTTCTGCCCTAGCATTCTTAAATTTCTGCTTACTTGTCTTGTCCTCACCTTCCCAAACTCTCTCAGTAGGCGTTCCATTGCCGTGGAACGGGTACAAAGTAAACTCAAGGTCTTCTCCTACCCAAACTATTAGCTAGCTCGCCTCCAATGCCGTCTGAGTCGTAGGTGAGATGTGTACAGCCCAGTTCTCGCATTAAGTCTCGAACTTCATAGGCTGACTGTGTAGTGTTTAAGCCTTGCCAGTCTTTAATGAAGTAGACAACATTGCCTTTGCGAGCGCCGAATACTGTGCGATTCTGTCCACTGCTCGCAACGTCAAGCGCGGCAACATTCTCACCAATGTCAGGAATAAAAGGTTTGTCATTGTAAGCGATCGCACTTTGCACCCACTTTGCACTATGTAAATACCCTCTGTTGAGGCAGTGTAATCAAGGTCTACCTCTTGTGCAAGAATTATGGGGTCAAGGTTGTTCTGTTGGCGTTTGTACCATTCCTCATCCTTCTCAGGATGGTCTTTCCACGTAACAGTAAATACAGGTATTTTGTTACTAAATCGCTTGCGGTAGAATAGATTGCCAATGCCATTAGGGGTTGAAGTGTATATGATTACATCAGAGTTTTTGTGATAACGCTGCATCTATCATCTCAGGACGTTCAGCAAAGGCTACCTCATCCCAGTCACAGACAGAAGAACGTCCGCCACGACCACTTGAGCTACCCGACTCCCCAGTAATACGCTACCGTTTTCTGGATTGACCAAGCGCATGTAGTTGTCATGTTCAGACCATGAGAAGCCTTCAGGAAGCATCCAACTAGGCAAGTATCTAAGGATTATCCTAATCTTCTCAAAGATGCTTGAAGGGTCGCCACGGCGATCAACTAGCATCTCCTTACGGGAAGTCATCAAACCAGCGTAACCTTGCTCAAATAGCCATGCATGAGTCTGTGATAAGACATTTAGGTAACTAAGACCCATGTCCCTTGACTTCTCGACTAAACCATGCTCTTTTTTGCTCGCCTTTCCTGCGCCATAGCAAATACTCTTCTTGTTTAGGGAAGAGTATAAAAGGGAGCATTGATGGTTTTTTTCTAGGGTCATAGGTCGAACAAATACTATTGCAAAAAATATAACGTCACGCTTGCAACGTTCTTTAAATATTTCTCTAAAACCCTTGTCTTTTTTAGCTTTTCCCAGTACTTTTATTCGGTCTATAAATATCTGTTTATAAATTGTGTCTTTAGGCATTCTTTATTTTTTTGTGGTAATAGTCTGCTAGCTCCTCATTAGAAAGTTTACTTAGATCTTCAGACTCATCATATTATTTTCTTCATCGTCTTCTATGTTTGTCTGTTCCCCAATTCTGCAAGCACCAACTTGAGATAGGTATTTATAGCATTAACCCGATCCCATCATTACGCGACAGGTCATCACCATCTGTGTTAATGATCGTCTTAGCTTGCGTTTAAGGTATTGGAAGTGGGAGAGAGTCCTCACTGCATTGCTCATTGGCAATGTAACGATATTGAGACTAGGCTTAGACTGGGACTCTATAGGTGTGCAGGTTTATCACCCCCGTGTTGTCTACAGCATTCCCAGCAATATCTCTAACCTCTTTAAAGCCATCTATAAGAGTTGCTTTAGGAATTTGCTTATATTCAACTAATACAATCACTACCAGTTTTGCCCTGAAGAAATGTTCTATGATCTCCGGACGCAAATATCATACTGACTGACATTACCTCTAGGCATTTATATAAAGAAATTAGATTCTATCTTGAGAATATTTATAGATGCGTTTCCCGTGTTTTTTTTGCATATACGCACATTAACCATTATGTGTATGTCACATCGCCTAAAAGTTTTTCACCATGAAATATCAAGCCCGTCAAAGATGAGCGCGCCGCTCTCGTAACTGAGGCGGTTTTTGTCAATCAACTAACCAAGGTAATCGTTGAATTATCAATTGTCACACTAGTACCACTGGCATTGGCATTAACATTCAGCGTCAACGTCCCTGCTGAAGAATCAACGCTGACTACTCTTGTAGAGCCAGGTAAACCTGTTCCCCTTATCCAGTCCCCTGGTTGAAAGTTTGTGGCTAAACCAGTAACACTCGTAAGAACATTGCTGCCAGCTGTCACAGTCGCAGTTGAAGGGTTGCATAAAAACGTTTCTCTATATAACACGGTATTACTAGGACTGTGTCCGCTGATATTTGTAGGCAAAATAAAACAAGTTGCTGTGCGGTAAGTGTCTCGTATTTTATGCAGACACTTTAAAGGCTGGAGCCAACCAGTTACAAGAGACCCTACAGGGCTTTTAACTTTGATGTTCCAAAGAATAAATCGCCAATCATGTAAGAGGGAAAACTACCCGCTACTTGCGTAATAGTTACAGTTGTTTTGTCAGCAGAGTGTTCGTGCATCTCCAAAAAATACCGTAGGAGTGAAGCCACGAGTAATCTTATATCTATTCGTGGTTGTAGTTGTCCTTGTACTAGTTTCCCAATAGTTTCGTAAATAATTGTCTATTCGGAATACTTGATAGGCGCAAGTGTTGTCACAAAGAATTGTGAGCCATAAATCATCTTGCACCCTTGAGCCATACTCAGTTGATTGGTGCCGGAATAGACAACACGCTTAGTATTTGCGTTTCCTTGAGTGTGACCAAAGTACAGTTATTAAAAGCGATATATACTTAAAGGGTCAAGATAAAAGTTAATTACACCTTCGGAATCGGCAGCTTGAAAAGAACAACATGAAAAGCTACGTTCATGTAGAAGGCTGCGAAAACCCCACTATTGTATTCTGTTCTGTGATGTACAGCCTGTTATAGACAGAGTATTGCTAGCGCTAGCATAACCACTTCCAAAATATCCTAGTTCACAGATATTTTCACAATACAGTCCCGTTATAGAACCTGAGTATACAGTGTGTGCGACTTCTAGGATTCGATGGCAGACTACATATCTAGATTGAACAATCGGGGTATTGAGCCATTCTGGTTTGCCATATCTCAAGCCTGAGTAGGCACAGAAGCAATGATCATCGCTCCATCGGTATAGCTAATTCCTTTATTTTGTTTCCCCCTGTGTCAAGCCAAACGTACAGCCTTTGCGACACAGTCTCTAAAGGCAATATCCTCGGCGTTGTTGTCGTCATTCGCTGGCTTGACACAATATCCTAACAAAGTACGAACCTCAAACTCTTGACA